ACTCACATTTGAGTATGACCCTGAATTTGATTTCGAGTCAGAACTCTCAGATAGTGCAATTTCTAACTTCTCGACCGACACTAATAACATGTTCCCTGAATAATGGCATACGGACTCTTACTACCAGTAGCACCAATCACAGGTTTGCCCTGCTCAGGGCATGGTATCTGCATTCCTGGTACAGTTCACTCTGTTCAGGCGTGTGGTACTCCACCTGTACCATATTCAATTAAGATCAAAGAGTGGACATGCTGGTGGCCACCTCAACCATTGATCCCCTACACCGCCCTGAACCCCCTTAAAGCACTTGTGCTGACTAATGGGTTACCTACGATGACATTAGGTGATGTTTTTGTTCAACACATCTCACCTTGTACTAATATCGTCATCTACATGTGCCCATGTGGTAAAGCGTTGTGTCCTATTTTCACTCCTATCTATTGTAGTGCTCTCACTATTGAAGATATGGCAGGCACAGGTCATATCAGATTCCTCATGGCAACCAGTTTGACTGTATTTGTAACTAAACTGCCTATTGGTCGTGTTCTAGACCCACTGGGTATTGGATTCCGCTTCTGGTCCTATCCATGTTCCTCTGTGGTTGCATATGGCAGTCCAACTGTGCTATCATCATAGAGTCGTTTTAATTAAGACATGGCAACCCGAGCAAAAACTGGACTGAACAGCAGTCACATCGAATCAAAACCTAAAAAGACGCGCCAAGGGCGAGGACAGCACACCAAGTATGCCGCGACATCATCAAACCAAGCGAAAAAACGTTATCGTGGACAAGGCCGTTAAAACTACACCCGAACTTGTCCAACAAGCGAACGAAGCACTCTTCCATGCTTCAATGAATCTCCCTAATGCCGCTAAACATTGCGGCATGACCCAAAAAGAGATGAAAATGACATTTTGGGAGTTTCTAAAATACAACCCTCCCGTTGAGTTGCTAAATAATCCTGATAACGACTAAATAAGTCAATGCCGTCGTACAGGTTTCGATCAGAAAAGTTTTTCTCCCGAGGTTTTAAGGACTTAGCGGTTTCATTTGAAGCAAACCCTAATACCGAAGATTTCTCGACGGTGAAAAATGAAAATGCTATCAAGCAATCGATCAGAAACCTGATACTGACCGCTTTTGGTGAACGCCCCTATCAACCTGATATTGGTTCAAGAGTCAAAGGGTTGTTATTTGAACCCTTTGACGTTTTCTCAGCAGAAGATCTGCGAGATGAAATAAGTAATACTATACAACGTTTAGAACCTCGTGTTGAGGTCGAAAACATTGACGTGAATCTCTCTGACGATGATTACAGTATTGACGTAGCGATTGAATATGCAATCGTTGGTCAACCGCAAACTCAAACTGTTGAATTCCTCTTAGAGAGAACGTAAGATGCCAGCAACACCCTCAGAACTAACGTCTCTTGACTTTTTTGAGATTAAGGAATCGATCAAATCCTATCTCAGGACTCGTCCTGAATTTACGGATTATGATTTTGAGGGATCGACTGCCTCTTACCTGATCGACATCCTTGCTTACAATACGCACTACGCTGCGTTCTTGGCAAACATGTCAATGAATGAAGCATTCCTGGAAAGTGCGACTGTTAGAGACAACATTGTTCGCATTGCCAAACAGATCAACTATACGCCTCGTTCTATTAAGGCGTCTAAGGCGTGTGTGCGCGTCTCTGCACAGACTCAACTGCTTCCTGGTGGTTCTGCCTACCCTGACTCAGTTACTATCAAAGCAGGTGATGTATTCATCTCTCAGGTGGACGGTGAAGCATATACCTATGCCATTATGAAGGACACCCAGGTAGCGGTGGACCAGAATACTGGTATTGCAAGTTTTGAGAAACTGGTGATCTATCAGGGCAACCTACTCACCTTTAATTACACCGTTGATGATACTAAGAAGCAAGAATATGTGATTCCTGCTGACGGTGTTGATACTGAACTGCTAGTTGTAGCAGTAAAACCAAATGAACAGTCTGCTGAGATTGACGAATACTCTCTTTCTAGAAACGTTACTGCACTTGACTCTACTTCTCGTGTTTATTTCTTAGAAGAGACCGAAGACATTAGATATAAGGTTGTTTTCGGTGATGGTGTTCTTGGACGTAAGTTGATTGATAATGAATTTATTGTACTGACCTATATTGCCACTGACGGACCTACTGCTAACGGCGCAACCAAGTTTAATTTCATTGGACGTGCTATTGACAACACTGGTCGTCCTATTCTGCCCTCATCGATGTCTCTGGCGACCATAGACGGGTCTCAGGCAGGCGAAGACAGGGAATCTGCCCTATCAGTCAAGTTTCGTGCTCCAAGGGCGTTCTCGACCCAAAACAGAGCAGTTACAGAAAACGACTATGCTCACATTGTAAAGGATATCTTCCCTCAGGCAGCAGCAGTTACTGCTTATGGTGGTGAGAAACTATCACCTCCTGAATATGGCAAGGTATTCATCGCAGTTCGTTCTAAGTCTGGTGTGAACCTCAACACTACGACTAAGAAGCGTATTCAGAACCAACTGCTTGACTACTCCATGGCATCGATCCAACCGATCGTTGTTGACCCAAGAATTTACTATCTGTCTCCGAAGGTTTACCCTTCCTACGACGGAAACAAGACATCCAGATCTGCAAACGAGTTGGCATCTGAGATTCTTAAATCTATTGACAAGTTTAACTCACAGAATAGAGATAATCGCTTCGGTGGTCGTCTTGAAATGTCTAAATTCAATGCTGTGATTGACTCTTCTGATAATGCTATTGCTGGTACTACCAGTCAGATGACTATCGGTCAAAACCTTGATCAATTCACGTTTGGTAATATCTTTACTCAGTGTCTTGACTTCAATAATCCTATTGTTGACCCAGGCGACTACGGTGGACCTGGTGGCAATGGAGATGGTGATGGAACTGGCGGCGACGGTGGCAATGGAGACGGTGGCAACTGTAATCCTAAGTTTTCTTCCGTTAAAACTGGTTCGTTCTATGCAACTGGTTATACCGAAGATGTAGCAGACCAGATTGCTGCTGGTGAAGCGGCAGGTTCGTTGGTACAAACTGCTGGCGAACAGGCAGGTTTTTCATCTGCTCTGGAAGATGCAATTTTCAGTTCAGAAGAAATCACGACTTCAACACTTGTCCCCGTTAACATCAGAGACGATGGTAATGGCGGATTGATCATGGTAACTAATAGAAATGAAAAAGAAGTTGTCTTGAATCAGTCTGTCGGAACGGTAGATTATGATACAGGAAAGGTCTGTGTCGGACCCCTAAATATTGCTGATACCCCTGATGGCAACACGAGAGTTCCCGTTGTGGTTCTCCCCGATGGTAACGGTCTTACCATCCCGCCAGGTGTTGACCCAACCATCTTCAACCCCGAAGTTTACCCGATTGATTTTGTCACTAACCCCAGTGACATTCCTAACTTTGACCCCTTCAACTTTGCTGGTTGGAACTATGGTGGGGGCAACATAAATACGATTAACTACCCGATTGATGCTTTCGAGTATCCCGACATCGACTCCTGTTTCTAAGATAAATGTTTGCAGACAGAATTAACATCTCGGACAGAGTTGCTGACCAACTCCCTGAATTTATTCGGGAAGAAGATCAGCAGTTCGTACAATTTCTCTTTGAATATTACAAGTCACAAGAGAAAACAGGACGTTCCTATAACATCCTGAACAATTTGCTTAGGTATCTTGATCTTGATGCCTACGATCCCAAACTGCTGACTTCTAGCACGACGGTGATCAAGGATGTTGATGCCAATGTTAGCACGATTGAAGTAGAACAGATTGATGGATTCATCCCTCAGGATGGATCTGTAATGATTGATAATGAGGTTATCTATTATGCTCAGACTGTTCGTGGTCCTGACGTAATCCTGACCCCAGGTATCTCTCTACAAGAATTTAATAAAAAGAGACAAGCACTAGAATCTCCTTGGACTGACTTTGATGGTATTAGAACTACCTTCGATCTAAAATTCCTTGGCACCCCCGTCTCACCTGTCTCAGCAGCACACCTTGCAGTTACTGTATATGGTGATCTGTTGATTCCTGATGTTGATTACACTATTACAGGTTCTCAGATTGTATTTACCACTGCACCCCGTGCTAGAACTGGTAATGATCAAGTAGAACTGACTCAGATTCTTTACTACATCGGTTTTGCTGATTCCGTAATTAAAGAACTGGTTTACCCTCCTGTCGAGAGTCTCATTGGTGGAGATTCGATGGTGGTTCAATATGATAATCTCCCCTATGCTCCGATTGCTGAGATTGGTCTGATTATCAACCGTAATGGTGTGCTGCAACGCCCATTCGATGATTATGTGTTGACTGATAACAACACTAGAATCAAGTTCTTTGTTAACATCTCTGGACAAGACACATTCCATATCCGTTCGATCGAATATGTGTCTCCTTCGGTTGGAACTGGCGCTGAGGCAGTGACCCGTGTTGGTTCTAATGGTGAAATTGCCGCAATTACTATCAAGGATGGTGGTAGTGGTTATAGACTGAACTTTGCACCCAAGGTATCCATCTTCTCTTCTACTGGAAAGGGAACTGGTGCTGCTGCAAGGTCTCTGGTCAACGGTATTAAGAACGTTAAACTGATCAATGGTGGTCAGGGTTACACTTCATACAACCCTCCTGTTGTTCGTATCACTGAACCTAGCGATCTGATCAATGGTTCTCGTGCTGCTGCTGAAATTACTGTTGATGATACAACAGGACAAGTCTCTGGTATCGAGATCACCAACTCTGGTTCTGGTTACGACTTTATTCCTGCAATTACCTTTATCAACCCTGGTGGTGCTGAGTGTACTGACCCTACAATCGATTCTGAGGGTCGTCTGGTTGATGGATCTATCACTGTAACTAAGTTTGGTCTTGGTTATAGTAATCCTCCTACTATCTACATTGATCCTGCTCCCGAAGACGGTATTGACGCCGAAGCAACTTGCTCTGTGTCTCCTGACGGACAAGTTGTGTCTGTAACTATCACTAATAGAGGTCGTGGTTACCAGACAGCACCAAGAGCAAGAGTTGTACAACCCGTTGGTGCTCAGGTTCTTG